CGTTACTTTCTTAACTGTGATGTCTTTATCACCTACTGAGACATCAACTTCTAAACCAGAAAACTGAGGCATGTTGTTATCCTTCTTCGTTAACGCTTAAATCAATCCCAACGCCTACCGTAATATCTTTAGGGCTGTTGTATGGGCGAACGGTGATGTAAATGTTCACCTTAAACATCGACATCCAGTTGATCTCAATCGCATTGTCGCCAGGTGGGTAAATTTCCCCTGGGAACGGTGTGCCGTTGATTTGAGTCGCTTTGGACATAATCAAAAGTGGCTTGCGGTAAATGCCTTTGTGTTTCTCGTTGCTTTGAGGCGAACTGTTTAGCGAACGGTCGGCAATGGTTGGAATCGCAATTGCGTAAACCTTGCGGCATGCTTTTAAAACAACACGTAGGTTTTCGATTAGCTTGTAATCACCGGTTTGTAGATCAAATGTGTTGCCGTCCGCCCAGTACCAACCTTTCTCGCCAGGGTAGGTCTGAGGAACGCTGAAGCTCAACGCGTCTAACTCAGCAAAGATAGTATCTGGCATAACTGCACCGGTTTTATCTGTGCTTGCTGAACCCATGCCAATAAGCGTCCCTGTTTTGGTTCGCATTGGTGAATCGGCAACGGTTACTGTTCGGTCACATAAACGGCCAGCTAAGATGCCTAGATCATTTTCGAATAGCGTTGGGATACACATAACGCGTTCAGACACAAAACCATCGACCAGTTCAGCAAGTGAAGTAACATAAGCTGGCCAATCTTGGCTTTCTGTTGCTTCAGGGTCAGGATTGCCATCAATCGGTTTTGTTCGCATCATGGTAAACATGTATTGCGCTTTTTTTGATTGAACCTCTGCCATTTTGGATTTAGCAGCTTCTAGATCTTCTATTGCGGATACAGGGTCACTAATGACCGCGGCCTCATAGCTATTTAATTGAATTGCTAAATCTAAAGCGTCAGTCCAAATTCCATCGTCAGGAAGGCCAATAAATGCAGCTGTCCAGTTTTGACCTGCATTTAATTGTGCAGCAACCAAATCCTTATAAGCGTATGAGTCGCTATCCGGTGTTGAACCCTCCGCCACTTCGCTAAAGAGAGTGTCAAAATCGGTGCCGGCATTAACTGCGGTTACTTTATTGTGTAGAGATGAAATTGAGGTTTTGCCAATAAAAACAAAGCGGCGTTCTACCTCGTCTGGTTCACTCTGATATTGGTTGATGTTATCAACCTGAACTTTACCTAGAGCCATGTTTCGATCCTGTTAGTTGTTTGGTTAACTCGTCGGCTAATAGCTTCTGAGCTTCTTTATCACTCATGCCTAAGAACTCGCGTGAAGGTGGTTGAATCTTCCATGACTTCTTAGGCTTATCCCCTGTTAGCTCGCGATAGATTGCGCCAAATTGCCCTTGGGTTAAGTTGTCGGTGATCCATCTAACGCTAGGCTTTTTTCTACCTTTTCCGCTTTTGCGGCGAATGGTAAAGCCAGCATCAATCAAGCGTTTTGCTTGCTGCCTAGTCGCCGGCTCTTTGTACTGCTTGGCTGAGTCTTCGCTGCTTTTGCTGCGAACTTTTTTCAGCCGGTCTGCTGTCCAATTTTCCGCAACGCCGTGTTGCTGTTCGTAAGCAATTCGGCCAGCGCCTTTATTCTTGAAGTAATCAACGCGAACGCGATCATTCAAAACCTTTTCGGAAAGTGGCCTAGCTAAGTTTTTAAGCAGCTTCTTTTTGGAACGTCCTTTGCGTTTTTCAAAGGCTTTGCCGTGGATGTCTTGTTGTTTGCGTATGTTTTGTTTTGCGTCACGGATAACTGCTTTACCAACGCGGCGTAATACTCGGCGTTTTTTAGCCGGTGTTAACCTGGCAAGCTTTAACGTGTTAATAGCTTGCTGCATCTGTGCTTGCGAAACTTCAACATTAAGCATCGTTTGGCATGACCTCGCCATCTTCGGCTACGTACACAACGTAGGGCTGAACGTTCCATTCTTTGCCAGCGAAAGTGATATCTCCTGTTTCACCATCTGGCGCTAACTTGGCGGTAATGCTTTCGACAAACTCGGATGTAATTTCCATGTCTGCTAGCGTTCCGTTGTTATAAGCATCGATGTTGACCAACGGCGCTTTTAAATTATGTTTCTCGCGTTCTCGGTCATAATCGGTTATCCAGGCCATGACTCGCGCCATAACAACGTATGGATCAATTTTGGTTGTTGGCATATCTTCGATACTGAAAACGGCGGTGTAACGAAACTGGCCAATTAGCATCCCATCGCCCATATCTTTAAACATGGGGATCATGTTTCCTTCAGTCATATAAGCATCAAACTTATCTTTGCCTGAGCTGCCTAGTACGCGGTCAATATAGTTGGCTATATCGTTACCTAGCTCTTGCATGTAACTGATGCTGTTAGATTCAATGCTACTCATAGCAGTAATACTGATGCTGAACTGATTTCTAAAATGCCGCGTACTGAACGTTGCCACTCGCGCACCAATTCATCGTATGTGCTGCGTTCTTCTTTGGCTTCGTTATTCGCTTCTTCACGGCGGTTAACTGTTTTGAAGTGCGTTAACAGTGTTGCTTTGGCTAAGTCGTACACTGCGGAAATGAACAGAGATTCCGCAGCGCCTTTTCCGTCGATAATCTGGCCACATTGATTAGCATTGGTTTTTCCGGCCTGTATCTGGCTTTGTTCCCAGGCGCCTAACTCAATGATTGTGTTATTAATCGCTCGGACTAATGCGTTACGCTGCTGGCCAGCATCGTATTCAGTGGGTATGCGTTTAATATTTTGAAAGTCAGACATACTGATGTTTGGCCAAAACTCTGGCGTTTGGATCTCATCTGGATAACTGCTATCTGCTTCTTTTTGATGTTGAAAACGTGTCATACACACCTCGTAATAGGGCGGCGATAGTTGATGGAAATAACACCCTATGCCCCTTGGCTATTGTTATTTCCCACTATGCCGCGGTGGGGTTGGGAGTCTTTAATCGTTGTGGTCAATCATAAGAATGGCCAAACGTTTGTTAATCTCAGCAATGCGTGTTCCAACGCCGGCGCGGTCGTAAATTTGATCGGCCTTGGTAAACATGGCCAATGCGGTTTTTAATCGCTCTGGCTCTGATACGTGGCGAGGATGAGCGCCATGCTTACCAAGTGCCATCAAGCCAGCCAGTTTGTAATACTTAGCTTTGATGACTTCGTAGGTGTTGAACTTTTCAGTAACTAGCTTGAATACTTGGTCAAAATAAGGCGCGGCAGAATGACCGGCCTTAAACTGTTTTTCCGACCAATCGAAGACGGTATCTGCTAAGAACTCCGGTGATGATGATTTGATAAAGTCTGGCATTTTGTAGCCCTTCTCTATCGCATCGATGCAGATTGTTATTGCGTCTCCAATCTTGCCAATGTCGAATAGCCACACCATCAAAAGCATTTTGATATCAACAGGAATGTCACTTCGTGTTAGATAAGGCTGATAGTTCTCGATCACTTTTTGTTTGTATTCGATTTTTTGAGCTAAAGGTTTAATTTTCTTTAGCTGCTTAATATCAGCATCAATTGTGCTTCTAACGAGATCCCAAGCATTGGTAGAACTCCCCGACTTTTGGTTGTTATCGCTTGCTGTATTACTCGCTTGAACACCTGCGGATTTTGCTTTTCGCTCCGCATCAAGTCGCATTCTTCTACGCTGCATTGGTGATACCATGTGGCTATTCTCCTACGGTTAAGCGGACGTTACAGTTAACGTTGCGGTTGCTTCTTTGCTGCCGCCTTCGCCCATACAAGTTACTTTCACTGTGTAATCGCCGGCAGTCATGCCCGTTGTATCGATATCAGCGTTTGCTGAACTATCGCCGATAACATCGTTATCTAGGCGCCATTCGTAAGAGTCGGCGTTTTCAGCTACAACAGAGAACGTTGCTGTTGCACCAATAGCTACGCTTTGATCTGCTGGCGGTGTTGTAATGGTTGGTGCTGCTGGCGCTTCAGTAGATGAGCCAATAACGACAGAGTCTTCATCAAACGCCGCGTATTTATCCAAGCGTTCAACCATGTAATCTTCCATACGCCAGTAAGTAGATTCCATACGTGCTTTGTCGTCGTTGTCTCGTACTTTACGGCGCTTAGTACCGCGGTGGTTATATACAGATAGGTTTTTGTATGATGTAACAACCATACGATTACCAGGGAAGTAAGCCGGAACATAAGCAGGTCGGCCAGCAATAGATTTATCTAGCTTTTGAGCATCGTTATGTTCACTTGGTTTATCTGCTTCGCTATACAACTTGTATTGCGCTGCTGCGATCAAATCATGGCCAACCAAAACAACCAGGTCAGGTGAGCTACGATATTTTGGTGCTAACACACTGTTAATTAGATCGCTGGCCATCGCGTCAAGCGTCTTGTAGGTGTACAACGGTTTACCGTCGGCGTCTTTAGTGCCTTCAGGGTCAAAGTAAATAGGGTTGCCTTCGCCGTCATCTTTTACGATTTGTTCAGGTGCAAGACGTTCAACGTGCGCTTGCCAGCCTTCGTTAACGTCTTGTCCTAGTGGGTATGTGCTAGGGTCAGTAGGTCGTTTTGCTTCGCGGCCATTCCAGCCAACCTTTACAATATCCGCGGCAATTTGTTGATTAGTGTAGGAAGCAACTAAGCGGTTAAACTGACCTTGTGAACCGGCATTAATCCAGGCGGCCTGTTGTAACCAAGACATTTTTACCATCGTGTCTGTTTCTTGCAGCTTGTAGGCGTTACCGGTCATGCCTACGCCAGCGCCTTGAAAACGTCCATCGTCAAGTGCTGCGCGACCTGTTGCCATTTCGTCGGTGCCAACCGTGACTGCATCGCCTTCAGTTTGATCAACGTCCATTACGTTGATTTTCTTTAAGAACTCGCTGCCTTCGATGATAGCTTCACGAAGTTTGATTTCTTTTGGTGGTGTGACATCGAACATTTCTTTTGTGGTATCAACACCAAATGATAAGGCCATGCCATCGCAATAAGCGCGAATTGCTTTAGATAATTCAGTAGATTTAAAAGCCATCGTTTAAGCTCCTATTTTGATTGATTGTTAAACGAAGCTATCGTCGTCTTTACCGTTAGCTTGTTCGCCAGCGTCAGTGCCTGGTTTCTCGCCATTGATTGCCAGATTCAGAGTTTCGCTAATCTTGCTGATTTGCTGCTGAAGTTCTTCTAGCTGCTTTTTGTCTGCTTGATCACCTGGCTGTTTTTCTTTGTCAGGTTCGTTACCTAGCTTTTTGCCCAATTCATCGATCTTGCTAAATAGGTCATCGATTCGTTCAGAGTCAGACTTAGGCTGTTCAATAGAGAGCTTGATACCGTGTTTTTCCAAAATAGGGGCTAACTGCTCCGTTAGCTTAACCGCATCGTCACTAGATTTAGGTGGGGTGTTCTCAGTGCTAAACTGTTTGCTTAGCAATGCTGTTAACGAGGAAAGCTGGGTTGTCAGTTCCTCTAGTTTTTTTTCATCAACGCCGCTTCCGCTCATTGGTGGTTCCTCTTCTTGATTTTCTGAATCTGTCATGAATTTTTTTAACCAGGTTCTGAACTTGCCTTCTTGTGTGTCCTGGTCAGGTTCTGCCATGTCCGTAAAATCGAACTGATAGAAATCGGTGGTGTGGTAGTTCTGTAGCGGTTCGCTAGAGAATGAAATTTGTTCAGTGCCAACAGATGCCGGCTTAGGGGTAACGGCTAGGCCAATAAGGTATGCCTCGCCACTCTTTTGAAAATCTGGATCGATTTCCATTGAGGTAAATAGAATTTCTTCACGAGCAATATCAATTAGCTTTTGATTAGGTTCTATGTTTGCAGCTACGCAAACTTTCCCTTCATCGTTCTTGGTTAGCTTTACGGATAACACCTTTCCGTAGGTGCCATACCATTTAGGATTCCAATGATTGAGATTTATAACAGCTACATACTTATCCGTGCTGTAGTTCTTAACCAGTTGCTTAAGCCACTTTTCATCAATCACGCGACCATCAACAGTATCGCCAGCTGTCCCTATGATTTTGTATCCGGTTTCTAGTGCCATCGTTTTGTTACCGTTATTGCTTGATATGTTTAGCCTAAAAGCAAAGTCGGCTTATTACGATCTGCAAAAGTTGGTAATGGCTCCATTACCAACTTTTGCCAAATAAGATAGACGGCGGTATGTGTCATGCTTGAAGCATGAAAAATTCTAGATATACAGACGAACAGAGAGATAAAGCTAAGCGGTTATATCTCGAAGGTATGAACCCCAATGAAATTGCGAATGCTGTTGGGGTCAATGGTTCACGCACAATTTACAACTGGATAAAAAAATTCAGTTGGGATGATTTGCTTTCTGAATATGACACTGAGCAGCTTTTAGAACTTCGATTAAAGCAGCTTATTAACCGTGAAAAGAAGACGAAATTAGAACTTGATGAAATAGACCGACTCATTAAAAACGTGGTCATTTTTCGTAAGGCTAATTGTGAGTTAGAAGAAAGAAAGCTTGCTATAAAACAAGCTGAAGCTGAATTAGACAAATTCAAAGCAGCTGGCGAGGATGCGGGATTTAGTTTTTCTGAAGGGCGACGAAGTAGAAGTCGTAAAAAGAAAAGTAAAAATGATATATCCGGTGTTACGGAAGAGTCATTCCAAAAATGGATTGGTAGCCTATTTCAATACCAAAAGATCCAATTTAACAACCGTAATCAACGTGAGCGCTGGACATTAAAAAGCCGTCAGATTGGCTTAACGTACGAGGCTGCGGGCGAGGCGTTATACAAGGCTATCTTCACCGGTAAAAATCAAACGTTCCTCTCTGCTTCTCGCGCCCAGGCTGAGGTGTTCCGTTCGTACATTATTCACATTGCTAAAGAGTTCTTAGACATCGAGTTAACTGGTAATCCAATTAAGTTATCTAACGGTGCTGAACTTCGATTCTTAGGTACAAATAAAAATACGGCGCAATCGTATAGTTCAGACGTTTACATTGATGAGGCGTTCTGGATTAACAAGTTTGCACAAATATACGAAGTGGCTTCAGCTATGGCCACGTTGTCACAGTTCACTATCACCGTATTTTCTACGCCATCAACAAAACAACACAGCGCGTTTCCGCTTTGGTCTGGTTCTTGGTGGAAAGGTCAAGACAAAGAACGTCTTGATATAGAGTTTCCTACTATCGATCGTTTGCGGAAAACGCCGCAATTATGCCCCGACAAGCGCTGGCGTTTTGCTATCACCATTGATGACGCAATAGCCGGCGGAAATACTTTTATCAATCGTGAAGACCTGGCAGAACGCTACAGTAGTGATGCCTTTGCTTATCTATTCCTATGTCAGTTCATGGATGAAGCGGACAGTATCTTCAAGCTAAAAGACATCGAATCATGTGCTGTCGATATCGATGATTGGGATGATTTTGATCTGGAAAACAATATAGCTAGGCCGTTTGGGGATAAGGAAGTTTGGCTAGGATACGATCCAGCGCGAACGGGGGATTTTGCTCGATGTTTCGTGGTTGCTCCGCCTGATGGCTATAACGCTGTGGCGAAACTGGATAAATTCAAAGATAAGTTTCGCGTTCTTGAGGGCTTCGAATGGAAGGGCTTTAACTGGCAATGGCAAGCTGACCAGGTGGAGTTATTAACGCAAAGATACAACGTAACACATATAGGTATTGATGTATCCGGCATTGGTTCAGGGGTTGGTGAGTTAGTTTCGGCGTTCTTCCCTCGCGCAATGCTTATTAACTACTCGATCCAAAGTAAAACGGAATTGGTGTTGAAAATGCTAGATGTTGTTCAACACAGCCGAATTCTATGGCCAGCAACAGAAAAAACGATAGGTGTTTCATTTATGGCCATCAAACGGAAAACAACAGGCAAAGGACAAATGACCTTTGTTGCAGATAGAACGGAAGAGACTGGACATGCTGACTCTTTCTTTGCTCTGTCTCATGCTCTTATTAAAGAAGGTCTTAACGTGAATAAAAAACGTCACTCAACCTATAAAATGGATCTCTAATCAATGCAAGATGAAACTATTAAAACCGATGTAGACGAAAAGAAAGAAGGTGAGCAAACCGTTTTTTCTTTTGGTGGTATTGAAAGGGTCGATGTTAAAAATCCGGCTCATTATGACGGCGTTGAATACGACGAATTTGAAAAGTTCTACACCCCACCAATTGAGCCGGATTCACTATCCGACATGATGATAGCCAACAGTTATCACGGTTCTATCGTTGAGGCTAGAGCAAGAATCCTAGCAAAAGACTATCACGTTAACGAGGATGTCCTCTTATTTACTGACATGATGAACCTAGCTAAAGATTTAGTCGGATTCGGTCAATGTGCTTACCAGGTGTTCTACAACTTTTTAAATCAACCGGTACGACTAGCGCACGTTCCCTGGCAACCAATGCGAAAAGGTAAAAACAATCGCTTTGTGCGCCTTAACTCGGACGAAACGCGTACCTGGTTTAAAGCCGGCGAAATCTTCCACGTGAAGTTATACGATCCAAAGCAAAATATTTACGGTCTACCTGATTACCTAAGTGGCCTACAGTCTGCAATGCTAGCTGAGGACGCAACGTTATTTCGTCGTCGTTATTACAAGAACGGCGCGCACATGGGCTTCATTCTTTATACCACCGATCCAAATATGTCACCGGAAGTTGAAAAGAATCTACAAGACGCTCTAAAGAATTCGCGTGGCGTGGGTAATTTTAAATCTTTGCTTATCAACATACCAAACGGGCAGGAAAAGGGCGTGCAGTTAATGCCAGTTGGTGACGTATCAACTAAAGATGAGTTCAACACTATTAAAACGGTATCGTCACAGGACGTAATGGTAGCGCATCGATTTCCGCCAGGTTTGAGCGGTATTATTCCAACGCAAGGTAGTGCGATGGGCGATCCAGAAAAGTACAACAAGACGTACTACGAAAATGAGGTGCGACCAATGCAAAAGCTGTTATCTAGTGTTAACTCAATCATGCCAAAAGGTAAGCAAATTATTTTTGATAAACCGTCTTTCTTGGAGAGCTAAATTATGAAAAATGCTCAGCAAGTTGTTAAACGATGTTGGCCGTTCTTCTTTCGTGAGTGTAAGAACTGCGGCCTATTGTTTAAGTTTGAGGTAGGTTACAAAGTCACGCGTAACATGTTTGAAGGCAAGAAAGCGCACTATATTTGTAATAG